GTTCTTTTCCTTTTTGCTTTTAATGGTAATTGGGGAAATAATGGCTGGGGCAACAACGGAAATGGCGATGGCGCAACCTACGTAGTTTCCGATGTACAGAGAGGTTTCGATCAAAGTGCAGTCATGAATGGACTTACTGGAATCCAAAGCGCAGTTACTAATGGTTTCGTAGATACAGCTACAAACTTATGCAATGGTTTTGCCGGTGTTAATGGCGCAATTTCTAACGGTTTTGCTCAAGCTGAAATTGCTAACAATGCTCGTCAGATGGCTAATATGCAACAGAATTTCGCACTTCAATCTCAATTCTCTGATTGTTGCTGCGAAAATAGATTAGCTTCAGCTGACCTTAAGTACACAATTGCAACAGAAAACTGTGCAGATAGAACAGCTTTAAACGAAAGCGTTCGTGACATTCTTACAAACCAGTCTAATGGAATCCAAAGAATCCTTGACCAAATGTGCAATGATAAAATTGATGCGAAAAATGAAAGAATTGCAGACCTTGAAAGACAGCTTACAATGGCTAATCTTGCTGCTTCACAGGGCGCGCAGACGGCTGCTATTCTTGCAAACAACGACTTACAGACATCAACTCTGGAGCAGTATCTTGCACCAGTTCCACGCCCAGCTTACATCGTTCAAAATCCTAATGGATGCGGATGCAACAGCGTAAATAACTGTGGTTGCGGATGTGCATTTTAATTAGGAGGTAGTTACTATGGCAGAATATTTAGCAAACGTAACTCAGCTGGTTGACCTTAATCAGCCAGTTGTATTTAGTGCTTCTATTCCATGTCAGAATGGGTATGTGATTCATGAAGATGAAACTGGAATTTTTATTCTGAAAGGTGCTACTCCTAATTGCTTCGCAAGATACCAGGTTACTTTTAATGGTAATATTGCGGTGCCAGAAGGTGGTACAGTTGGTCCTATTGCGGTTTCAGTTGCAGTTAATGGAGAAGCTAGAACCACTTCTCGTGCAATTGTTACACCGGCCGCAGTAGAAGAATATAATAATGTTACGTCAACTGCAATTATTACTGTGCCGAGAGGTTGTTGCTTCTCTGTTAGCATTCGCGCAGTAAGTGGAATCGTAGATGATGCAGCAGGAACACCTGCACCAGCAATTAATGTTACTAACTCTAATTTAGTAATCAATAGAATCGCATAGGAGGTATATATATGGAAAAGAAAACTATTGATACTCTCCGTGTGATGCTATGCGGAGAAATTGATGAGATAGCAAAGAAAGGTTCTCTTTCACATGAAACTCTTGATATATTAAAAGACTTAGTTGAAACTGAAAAAAATTTAGCTAAGATTGAAAAATATACAGAAGAAAAAGAAGAAAAAGAACAGATGAAAAAAATGGATATGGGCATGAATATGGATAATGGATATAGCCAGAGAAAATATTATATAGACGCTGACTATGATCCACGCCAATCAATAAATTCATATGCGCGTGGAGGTAATAATTCATATGGATATCCTATGGGTAATGGCAATTACGCTATGGATAACTCTTATATGTATGATCCTAGGATGAATCAAATGCCTATGTATTCAATGGCTAGAGATAATAGTTATGCAAGAGGATATTCACGTAATGGAAGTAAACAAGAAATGGTTACTGAATTACAAGAAATGATGAATGAAACTCAAGACATGAAAGTTAGAGAAGCTATTCAAAAAGTAATGGCAGAAATGAATAAATAAATTGTGCATTGCTTATAGAAAAGGACGGCCTAGACCGTTCTTTTTTATTAGAATTATCTAAAACCTACCTATTATATATATAACGCGCGCGTGATTATATCATAAAAATAAAATTAAATCAATTTCTTAATTTTTAAATTTGAAAAATTTAAGAATTTTTGATATACTATAGATAAGAATAAAAAGGAGAAATAAAAATGGATGAGAAAATAAATTATGAATTAATGGACCAGGTGGTCAGTACAACAATCGCTAATTTTTTAGTAGAGTGCGCGAGAAACAATGGCTTGGCTTTTAAAAACTTCGATTCTAATAACATTAATCATAAATATGGTTTTGAAGTTGGTTTTATTGTTAGCACTTCTATTTATAAACCTCTTTATTTAGATATGGGTTGGTTTGATTATTTGAAATTTAAATTAAATAACTGGGCAATAAGAAAGCATTTTGTAAAGTTAAAGAATAAGGATCAAATTAAACCCATTGAATTGGAAGTAATACTTGACTTTATGAAGACTTCTATGGATTTAGAAGAAGATATTTTTGAGAAAATTTATAAAGCATATTATGAGGATTCAAATGAAAATAGAAGTATATACAGATGGAAGTTCAAAAGGTAATGGTACGAATAATGTAGTTGGCGGCTGGGCTTATGCAGTAGTCGTAGATGAGAAAGTGATTTGTCAAGAGAGCAATTTCCATTATGGAATGACCAATCAAGCCGCCGAATTAACTGCCGCGATTAAAGCGTGTCAATTTATAACAAATTATTGTTTAGATAATTTTGCAAATTATTATATCTATAGTGATAGTGCTTATTTGGTAAATTGTGCCAACCAGAATTGGTATGATAAGTGGTTAGTTAATGACTGGACAAACTCTAAAGGCGCGCCAGTAGCTAATCAAGAGTTATGGCAAAAATTAATACCTTATTTTGATGACTTTAGATTTAACTTTTGTAAAGTAAAAGGTCATTCGGATAATAAGTATAATAATTTAGTCGATGAATTAGCTCAGGCTGCGGCGGAGCGAGGAAAGAGGTGGAAACAATAAGTGAAAATTGTGGTAATTAATGGACAGGGTGGAGTAGGTAAAGACGAATTTGTTAAAGCAGCACAGATAAATAGTAAGCAGCCAAACTATATTTATAATTTCTCAATGGTAGAAAATATAAAAGCGATAGCTGGATATATAGGGTGGCAAGGTGGAAAAACAGATAAAGACAGGAAATTTTTAAGTGACCTTAAAGATTTAACTGCAAAATATTCTGACTATCCTTTTCAGTCAGTAATAAATTCAATAAATGCAAGACTCTGGTGGATAAACTATAATAAAATTCCAACAAAAAATTTCATCATTTTTATCCATGCGCGCGAACCAAAAGACATACAGCGTTGGAAAGAAGAGTACGGAGCAAAAAGTTTATTAATTAGAAGAGAAGGGGTAGAAAGAATTCATGGCAACCATGCGGACGATCAAGTTTTTGATATTGATTATGATTATATATATAACAATAATAAAAGCTTAGAAGAATTAGAAAAAGATGCAGTTAATTTTGTTCAAAAAATAAGGCTTGAAGATTGGCATTCTTTTGGCCCTGGAATAGAACTTTGGGATAAAGATTATTATACTAAAGTTTTTGGATATGTTGATAAAAATATATTACCATAAAGGAGAAACACATGGAAAAAATTATTGATGGAGTTAACTTTTTTGAATTAGAAGCCGAGAAATACTTTGCTCCTCCTTCAAGTTGGAGCCAAGAAAAGAAAGAGGAGTGGGCGCGCTCCCGTATTTTTAGTGGAGAATGGTGGGGTGCGCAGAAACGTGATGGAGCTTTCTTTATGTTTTTAAAAGACGAAGATGGCAATATGTTTTTACGACCTCGCGCCCGCAACGTAAAAAAAGAGTTTGTAAATAAGATTGATTGGGTTCCACATCTTCATTCTTTCTTTGAGAAGTTACCTAATGGGACTTGTTTTCTTGGAGAAATTTATCTGCCTTCCGATGAGCAGGCTAAAACAACAACATCAATTATGAATTGTCTTGTAGATAAGGCAATTAAAAGACAAGAAAAAGAAAAACTTGTATACTATATTTTTGATTGTTTGGCTGATAATGGAGAATCTTTGCTGAACTTCAAAGCAATAGATCGTTTTCTTGCTGTTGACGATTATAGTAGAGATTTCTATGATGAAAATGTTGAGTGGGCAAATTATCAATCTGGTAAAGAATTGTGGAATACTATTCAAAATTTACTTGCTGATGGATATGAAGGGGTTGTAATCACTCGTGGTGAATCTACATATTTACCAGGCAAAAGAACTAATAAAGATACTTTGAAAATTAAGAAAGAACTTCAAGATACGATTGACTGTGTAATTATTGGCGGGAATCCACCAACTAAATTATATAATGGAAAAGAAATTGAATCATGGGAGTATTGGTTCGATGAATCAACAAATGAAAAAATCACAGCTTCAGAATATCTTGAAAAAAATCATACAAATATTTATGCTGCCTATGCAGATGGCGCCACCATTATTCCAGTAACTAAAGGTTGGTTTAATGGTTGGGCTGGTTCATTAAAGCTCGGATTATATGATAATGGTAAACTTATTCATGTAGGTGATTTAAGTGGAATATCTGATGATGCTAAAGCTAATTGGAAAAATATAGTAGGTCAAGTAGTATCAATTAGTTGTATGGAGATAACTGAAAATCAGCAAGGTGGATGGGGTTTTCGTCATCCGAAACTTATTGATTGGAGAGCGGATAAACCGGCTAGTGAATGTACAGTAGATCAAATTGAAAATTGATTTTATATAAAATTTCTTATATAATTTATATATAAAGTAGAAAGGAGAAGTAAATGGATACATTGCAAGCTTTCGCATTGGGCGAAATGAATAGAGGTAAGCGAATGAAGGTCTTTGATTGGCATAAGGCTGTTCGTCTTATTAAAAAGGATCATATTAAAAATGCTTCGGCAGGGTTGACCGAAGACTGGAATTGGACAAGTGGTACGATTTTGGAAGATAATGATCCTTATATTGACACTTGTGCTTATTTGTCTTCCACGTGGGCGACTCCAGTATTAGTTGATGATGATAACGAAATTACTTATGAATGCTGGTGCTGGGAAGATGAATGTGAATGGGATAGCGATACGCTTTGGCCGCCAACTGCACGAGTATTGATGCTTATAGGAGATAAGTAATGAAAGCAAGAAGAAGACCTATTGAAAAAATATCTGATAATTTAGTGATTGAAGCTTTACAAATAGTACATAACTATTGTAATCAAGAAGTTTCTAATTGTTCGGAATGTATGTTAAGAATGTATGATTCATCTTGTATATTCTATGGAGAGTTTCCAGATCGTTTTGATAGATGGAAAAACGATAATGGAATAGGTCCGATTGGAGGTAATAGATGAGAGTTACTCCAGAAGAGATTATAGAAATGAATGAACTGTATCTTGAGCACAAAACTTATTCCGCAGTGGCTCGTATAATAGGTCGTTCGCCAGGAACAGTCAAACGTTACATTGATCCAGCTTATGTGTCACAAAAAGTAGCAGTAGAACTTAAGCCTATT